CCATGACACAGGAAGAACTCTACAACGACTTTGAACTGAACCTAGTTCATGCTGAGATCACTGCACTTGTAGATCAACTGCACGAGCATGTTTCTGCAGCTCGTGATGAAGAGTCCTTTCTGGTAACTAATCGTATCAACGAACTTATAGAATGGGCAAGTAGCTCAGTGGATAGAGCATCGCACTTCTAATGCGTTGGTCGGGGGTTCAAATCCCTCCTTGCCCGTTGCCCTATTAAGGGCATGCATTCCCAAGTAGCTCAGTGGCAGAGCCGCCGACTGTTAATCGGCTGGTCGCTGGTTCAAATCCAGCCTTGGGAGTTGCCCTTAGGGGCATCTGTTCACATCGCTAAAGAGATATGACAACACGGCAAAAGTTTGCGCCAGTCCTTGATATTCTCAATCAAGCAGTAACTGGTGATGTATTTCTAGATTCAGATTATCCTAACATCTTCAAAAAAGTTTTTAAATTTTACGAGGATAAAGGAGTCCAATTCTGGGGCGATGTGGACGAGGATTATGCTATCCTTATTGATAAACTAGCAACTGATCTTACCTAATGACACCTACAGTCCTCCTTGAACGTTCTCCGTACCGCTACGTTGAGTGTGGTACGCTTGAGATCAATGGCAAACCTGACTTTCGTATTCAGAAATTTGATGAATGGACCAAGCGTTACAAAGACATGTATCTCTGTGACAATGGTATGCAACTAAACCTCGCCATGGAGGACTTTGAATATACTAAATGGTTGGATCCCGAAGGTGTCCCATGTTACATTCGCGACTGCATCACTGCATAAATTATGACTACTAAGTATTCCGCTGCTGAACTTGCAGCACGAGACGCCGTAATTCAGGCACTCTATGATAACGTTCCACAAAATACTTTGTGTGAACTGTGGCGACACTATCTCGGTCTTCGTTGTATTGCCGAGACAACAGATCAAAAAACTACCCTGGGAACTGATAACATTACATTCACTAGTGATGTAGGTGAGTATCCTTTCGGTGCAGCACAACCTGTTGGTGATGTTGGACTGGGTGGTCTTTCTTATGCATCAGATACAATTAGTTTTGGTGATTCTGGCATCTCGCTAACTCTCTAAATAACAATGTCTTTGCCATTAGACATTAAACTAGATGGTTGTAGCGCGATAGCAACAATAACAAAGGGGGCCTAGGTCCCCTTAAATATTATGAATGAAAATTTTATTAGAACTTACGACAATGTACTTGATGCTAATTTAATTAAGACGTTGCTGCAAATGATTGATCAGCAAGTAGTATACAGTACTGTTAATGATAAGAATAGACAAGATAAACAACTTGCGTTAGATCCATACTGGCCGACGGTGGCAATGGATATTAATAACTGTCTACTTAATAAATGTGTTTCTCCCTACCTTGAAGATTTTCCTTACCTAAAAACTCAGGGTCCAGACTGGTGGTCTGGAGTAACCCTATTACAAAAAACTGAACCCATGGGAGGGTTCCATACATTTCACGGTGAAAACATTGCTTGGGCAAATAAAAATCGTGTAATGGCATGGATGATTTATCTAAATGATGTTGAGGAGGGAGGAGAGACTGAGTTTTTATACCAGCAGGTAAAATTAAAACCCACCAAAAACACTGCAGTCATATGGCCTGGTGGGTTTACTCATCTTCACCGAGGTAATCCTCCCATGTCAACCAAGTATATTCTTACTGGATGGATCTCATCTATGAGTAACATGCCAAGATTTACTATCTCTGAGGATTCATAACCCGAGGTTTACAGACTAATAAAAAATAATTATCATAAGAAGGGCTTGACGCCCTTCTTTTTTTCCTATATACTATGTAAAGATTCATTACGAAACGTATCATGACTGTTACAACTGAAGACGGTGGACGCACAAACATGTGGGCTACCGAACCCCGCATGTATATCTCACAGACCGACGCCGAGCGTTACGGTTATGAGTCGTATGCTGAACGTGCAGAGAAACTCAATGGACGTGCTGCTATGATGGGTTTTGTTGCGGCCTTGCTTTCTTACGCGATTACTGGTAAACTGTTCTTTGGTATTCTCTAAACACCAAATGCAATTTACACAAGATGATCTTTGGAATCAGATTGCAACCCTTGGTTGGGATGTGCGAAATGATAACATTGTCATTGAAATTGGTGGCACTGTAGTCTCTGGCATCCACCAAGGTGCAGAGTACAACAAAAAGTGGGCAACCCCTTATGGTGTTCGTAAGTATAACAAAGATGCATTCATTGTTATCAAGAACCTCTCACGAGACGACAACACTAAGTCTCAACCCATGGATAGACCACACGAACCTCATCATTCAAAGACACCAGACATTGTTGTCAACATGGATGGTGGAGTTGGCGGGTCATGGGAAGTTGAAACTACAGACTCTAAATCATGAATGAAATTCCAGAAGTAACATTTTACTTTCACAATCAAGATAACATAAGCAGCGATAAACTATTCAACGAAAAACGTGTATTAGTTTTTGCTGTCCCTGGTGCCTTTACTCCTACATGTAGCACTAAAGAACTTCCAGGATATGAAGAAGTCTATGACGAGATTAAATCTCACGGCATTGATGAAATTTATTGCTTGTCTGTGAATGATTCATATGTAATGGATGCATGGTTTGACAAACTTGAAATCAAGAATGTCAAATATCTCCCTGATGGAAATGGATTCTTTACTGGTCAGATGAATGAACTGGTTCTGAAGAATAATTTAGGACTGGGTTTCCGATCATGGCGTTATAGTATGATCGTAAACAACGGCATTATTGAAAAACTCTGGGAAGAAGAAGGTAAAGTTGATGATGCTGAGGACGATCCTTATGACATCACAAAACCTGAAGTTTCTCTCTACTACTTAAAACTCTCTAACCCTATCAAGTAAAACAATGAACGAAAACGCAGAACGCATCAACGGTTGGGCAGCAATGCTCGGAGTCATCGCTGCTATGGGCAGTTATGCAACCACGGGGCAGATCATTCCAGGTATCTGGTGATGGATACATCCAACTTCCTAGCACTAGCAGTCGGATTTATGGTAGCAAACTTCATGCTTTACATCATAAAAAAGTCTGATGATGATAATGGTGGTGGAGGTGACGGTGGAATGATGACTCCCCTAATGGTCCCTACAAATTGAATAAATAGTGACGTATCGTCGTCGCATGACAAAGGGGTAACTGGCACAATCCAGTTGACGCCCCTTTTTTTGTATGTTAATATAGGAAGGTTCAAATGAGAAAGATGATTTTACCAACACTAGTGATGAGTACAGCAGTATCTCTGGCAGCAGTACCATCATTCTTAATGACCCTTCCAGAGGCACCACCACTTCCTGATGGAGTTGCCGAGGTAGTAGAACCTTCATGGCAGTGTCCTACATGCTCTGCTGAAGAACAGTATGTCCTCAAGGAACTCCAAGCACAAACTAAGATCACTGATAAGAATGCTCTTGCTACGCTGATGGGTAACATCAAGCAGGAGAGTAAGTTCATCCCTAACATCTGTGAAGGTGGTGCTATTGTCCCCTATGAGAACTGTTTGTCTGGTGGGTATGGTTTAATCCAATGGACTTCTGCTCACCGATACCGAGGTCTTGGAACCTTCTGTGGTAAGTTCTCTTGCGATCCATCTTCACTTGAAGGTCAAACTCGCTGGATGATTAATGAACCTATCTTTCAACGTGTCCTTCCTGAGTTTGAAGGACGTGGAGACACCATTCCTCAGTACATGACACATGCATACTACTGGTTAGGATGGGGCATCAAAGGTAATCGCGAGGTTTATGCCTGGGATTACGAGAGCAAACTAACTTGGGTATAATCACTCATCTTTCAGGGGTTGACGGATTCCTACACCCCTGCTATACTAAATAGGTAAACAAATGTAACGACGGTGTTCGTTTCATAACCGACTCCCCCCAAACCAAGACCTATAGGGAGTATAAATTACGTCTTTAATACCTGCCTCTGAGGGTGAGACAGGAATAATTTATTAGTGTTTCCCTGCACTCTTATCTAACCCTTTCAATTCAATGGCTTCAACTCTTACAAGACAACAAACATCCCCGTGGAATAACTTCTGCGAGTGGGTAACCTCAACCAACAACCGTTTGTATGTTGGTTGGTTCGGCGTACTGATGATTCCTACGTTGCTTGCTGCAACTATCTGTTTCATCGTCGCCTTCGTCGCTGCTCCCCCTGTGGACATTGACGGTATCCGTGAACCCGTAGCAGGTTCACTCATGTATGGTAACAACATCATCTCTGGTGCAGTTGTTCCTAGTTCAAACGCAATCGGTCTCCACTTCTACCCCATCTGGGAAGCAGCATCTCTTGACGAGTGGCTGTATAACGGTGGTCCTTTCCAACTTGTAGTATTCCACTTCCTGATCGGCATCTATGCCTATATGGGACGTGAGTGGGAACTTTCATACCGTTTAGGTATGCGTCCATGGATCTGTGTAGCATATTCTGCTCCAGTCGCTGCAGCGAGTGCAGTATTCCTCGTATATCCTTTCGGTCAAGGTTCTTTCTCCGATGCTATGCCTCTTGGTATCTCTGGTACTTTTAACTACATGCTTGTATTCCAAGCAGAACACAACATCCTTATGCACCCGTTCCATATGCTCGGTGTTGCTGGGGTATTCG